CACCTGGGACAGCGCCGCCGCCCAATGGGAAGCGGCCGCCCCCGCCGGAATCACGTCGGTGACAGGGACCGCCCCGATCGTGAGCAGCGGAGGGACCACCCCCGCGATCAGCATCACCGCGGCCACAACTTCTGCCGCCGGCAGCATGAGCGCGGCCGACAAAACAAAACTCGACGGGATTACAGCGGGTGCAGCGGTGGCCTCGGTAACCGGCACGGCGCCAATTGTCTCGTCAGGGGGGACATCTCCGGCAATAAGCATCACGGCCGCAACCACATCGGCGGCAGGGTCCATGTCTGCTGCAGACAAAACAAAACTCGACGGGATAGCGGCGGGCGCACAGGTGAACCAAAGCGCTTTCAGCAACTTCGCGGTGGCCACTCAAACCACCGTGGCCGCCGACACGACCACGGATACGGTCACGTTTGCGCAGGCCGGTGGCATGACCATCACCACCAACGCCACCACGGACACCATCACCTTTGATAGTGCACGTTTGGATGACGACGACGTTACGCTCGCGGGCAATCGCACGATCAACACCGATGGTAACGATTTGATAATCGAAAATACCACCGCCAACAAACTCATTGAGATACAACCCGATGCAGTAATAACTGCAGGCCTATCGGTCCGCAGTGTGAATGGAACGACGGCTGGAGCAATTACACTATTTGAAGCGACAAACAATGGCGGGTTCGGTTTGACATTGACCGCGCCCGCCCAACTAACCGCCAGCACGACATTCACCCTTCCGTCGGCCGATGGAACAAACGGCCAGGTTGTGCAAACCAACGGCAGTGGTGTGATGTCGTTCGTCACGAAGAAGCACACCCAGGTCACCGGCAAGACCGTTGCCACAGGCGCATGGTCGCTGGTCTCTGGGGTGTACGAAGCAAGCATCTCTGACGCGGCGATCCTTTCAACGAGCATCGTGAATGTGATTCCCGACAACGCGAGCGCGTCCACGGTCCGCACGGCGCAGATGCTCCCACGCACAGACAGCAGTGCTGGCGCGGTGAAAATCTACTCAACGAATTTGCCGGCTGCAACAATCACAGTCACACTCAATATCCTCGATTTATAATGGCCATTGGAGAATTCGCACTACCGGCGGGTGGCGGGGGATCGACCACCCCCGCAAGCACCACGCCAACCATCAGCACAGTCGTCAATTCGTTCGGTGTGGTCACGGTCACGATCACGAATCACGCCAGCTACACCAACCCCAATTTCAACGCGACCGCTGCCGTAGGAGGAACCACCACAGTCACCGATTCCAACGTGCAACACAATCTCGACATTTCGCAGACCAAATTGGGGAACCAACTGTATATCCGCGATTCGAACGCGACAGCAGGGACCCGCACCCTCTCAGTGAAAGCACAGGAGTTTGGCAATTTTGTCGAAAGCGCAGCGGTCACCACCACGTATAACGTGAATTACGTCACGGCCCGTTACATTCGTTTGAAAGGAGTTACAAGCACTGGAGCCGCAACCGCATCATACCTTGGCTTTGCAGACGTTCGGTTTTACACTGGGAGTGGCGCCACCGGCACCGCCTATCCGACCACCCAGGTCACCAGCAATACCAGCGAAACTGGCATCGTCTTATCGTCTGGATATGCATACAATTCCACTTACGACACATGGAAAGCAGCAGACAACAATGCAACAAGTACGTGGTGGTGGTCACTCGCGCTTGGCAACGCGGCACTTAATTGGTGGCAAATCGAATTCCAGCCTGGCACGTATCCCACCCCGCCCACGATAAAGAGCATTCGCATCTACGGCCAAAACAACCAGACAACGCATTTTAGAATATTGAGCAGCAACACCGGTGCTTTTGCTGGAGAAGAGACAGACCACGGATTTTTCGCAATCAACAACAACGTTTACAACACATATGGATGATGGAAGAGCAAACAATCAAGACGATCGTGGACACGCTGGGGGCACGCGCTGTACTCGATCACATTGTGGGCCAGCATGCGGAGCGGGTGCGCGTGGCGGCCGTCTTAGCCTTCAACAATGGCGGGTTGTTGACGCAGTCAGACATCGAAACCATCGCGGCACTCGACAATGGCGAAGAGTAAAACACAAGCACAGCCCGTCCGCATCGAGCGGCAGGTAAGCAGACCCGGCATACACGCAAAGACCAAAAATGGAACGCATAAAGGCGCAAAGAACTACAAAAAGGCCTACCGAGGACAAGGCCGGTGAGATCCGGCCGTTCGGCCGTGCGGATCTTTCGGTGTCCATGCGCCGGGGCGTGGCTGCGCTGGTTTCATGTATGACACCGCCACCCGACACGAGAAAGTGGCATAAGATCGACAAAATTGGCGCTGTTGTCATTTGGGCGGTGGTTTTGGTTTTTTATGCGCTAATAGCGTTCCTCATATGGCAAAGCGTTGGAAATTAGGCGTTGACGTAGACACATCGGCCGCGCAGTCCAAGGTTGAGGATCTGCGGGATGAACTCGAACGCACCGCGGAATCCGGAGAGGAGGCCGGCGATGCCATATCTGAGGGATTCGAACGATCAACGGGGTCTGTAAAAAAATTTACCGAAAGCCTCAAGGATGTAGAAAGCGCCGCAGCAAATGCCGGCGACACGGCCGTGGGCATGGTCGACGGTCTGCTGCCGGGATTCTCTGGTGCATTGCAGGGCGATCGTGCGTTCACCACTGGGCTGAAGGGAATGAAGGCCGCGATCGTCGGCACCGGTTTGGGCGTTTTGGTGGTGCTTCTGGGATCGATCGTTGAGTGGTTCCAGAGTTCCGAAAAGGGCGCCAGGATGCTGCAGATCGCCACCGGAGTGCTGTCGCAGGGCATGAATATCCTGCTGAACGACGTGGTGATGCCGCTGTGGGAAAGTCTCAAAAGTCTGTTCGAAGACCCAGTTGGTTCCCTCATTATTTTCTACGAGAACCTCAAGCAGTATGTGATAGACGCTTTGCACAAAATTGTGGAGGGCGTTGGCATGGTGGGCGAAGCACTTTTGCTGTTGTTTGAGGGTGAATTTTCGCAGGCCTGGGAGACCGCCAAAAAGGGAGTCACATCGTTTGCTGACGGAATCACCGACCTCATACCAGTGACCGCGGTGGCGAAACTTTCTTTCACGGCGCTGGTGGGCGTGGTGAAGAACGTTGTTAGCGCTGTGGACGATGCCACCAAGGCAGTGACCAATTTGGTGGACGCACAAGAGGCCTACAGGAAACAACAAAATCAAGTTGCCAAAGAATCCGCCCGCCTACAGGGGGTGATCCAACAACAAATGTTGATCGCCGACAACGAAAGGAAATCGTATGAAGAACGCAAGGCGGCACTCGAAGCAGCCAAGGCGGCCGAACTTGAGATGATCCGCATCAACATCGACCTTGCCAAAAGCGCAGAGCACGTCGCAACCTTGGAGGGACAGGTGGCCACCAAAATCGAAGAAAAGAGGGAAGCACAAAACAAACTGGCAGAGGCCACCGCCGGCCGCATCGAACTGGAAAACGAACTCAACGCAAGAACACAGGAATACGCCCAGCAGTCGGTGCAGATGGACCTTGATGAGGTCCGCCGCAAACAAGAGATCTTGCGGACGATCTCAGACGCCAGACGAGAGGCATTCGATGACTCACTGGAAGGGCGACGTGATGCAGACTTGAAGCAACTCGCCGCCGACGAACTGCAGAACGAACGAGAATTCAACGAATTGTTGGCTTCGGAGGAGGAAAAAGAAGCCTTGCGCCAAGCCTTTATCGATGCGCGGGCACGGGTCGAACGGGAATACGCCAGAGATGCCAAAGATCGGGCACAGTCGCTGCAGGACAAATTGTTGGCGTTGGAATTGCAATCGGCCGGCAGTTCCATCGAAGCACAAATGCAACGGGATCTCGCCGATCTCAGGAATCAGGAGAAGGCGGACCTGCTCGAACTCACCAATTTGAAAGCGACAGAGGAGGAGAAAAACCGGCTGATTGAATACTACGAAAAACTCCGCACGAAAGTCGAAAAGGACGCGCACAAAGAACGGCAGGCCCTCGATTACGAAGCCAGACAGAAAAAAATTGACGATGTAATCTGGATGGGCGAAAACCTGATCAACATCGCAGACATTTTCAACAACGCGCAGGCATCCGACACGGAAGAGGCCGCACGCCGCCAGTTTGAGATCAACAAGAAAATCCAACGCGCCCAGGTTTTCCTCTCGACAGCCTCCGGCATCATGGGTCAACTCGCCGTACCACAGGACCAACTAACCGGCATGAACTTCGTGAAGGCCGCGATCGTGGCAGCGACAGGAGCGGCCCAACTCGTGGCCATCAACAGCACCACGTTCGACGGCGGGGGCGGATTTGATGACAGTTTCGACGACGGCGAAACCTCCGTACAGCCCGTGGACCTGTCTTTCATGCAAAACAGGGGCCTGGAGGGGTCCATGAGGGCGTACGTGGTAAACGAGGACATCCAAAACGCCGCCATGCGGGAACAAAAAATCAGCAACCAAGCAACCTTAGCACAATGAAGATTATCGAACTGACTATCGACGACATCGACGAATTGCAGGGCGTGAATGCCATTTCGTTGGTACAAGCGCCGGCCATCAAGAGCAATTTCATGAAATTCGCGGAGCAATACGCTTTCTCTGTGGTCTCCGACGAAAAGCGGGTCGTGATGGGGCCGGCCCTGATCCCGGATCTGCCGATCTATCGCAAGAACGAAAATGGCGAATTTTTTGTACATTTCTCCAGAAACACAGTGCGCAAGGCATCGGAATTGTTCATGTCGCGGCAGAAGAACCTTTCGCACACACTGGAACACCAAGCCAAGG